GAATTAAGGGAATTACCATCGAAATCGGTGGAGAAACCACCAAGTTAGAAAAGGCCTTACGTGGGGTTAATAGCAAGATTTCTGATACACAAGCTCAGTTGAAGCAAGTGGATAAGCTGTTAAAGCTAGATCCAACCAACACAGAGCTACTAAAAGAAAAACAGGAGCTACTCGGCAGACAGATTAAGAATACAGAGGAACGTTTACAGACCTTAAGAACAGCATTTGACCAGGCTAAAGAGGGTGGAGAAGAGCTCTCTGAGGTTCAAATGACAGAATTAGAGCTCAGCATTAAAGACTGCGAGCAACAGCTTAATAATCTTAAAAAAGAGCAAGATAAGCTAAGTCCGTCTTTTACCAAAAACCTAGACCAAATGAGCACTAAGCTTAAAGGGTTCGGTGATAAGGTTTCTAAAGTCGGAGAAGCCATGACCAAGACTTTTACAGTCGCTTTTGCAGGTATAGCGACAGCATCTATCAAGGCATTTAATGATGTTGATGCCGGACTTGATATTATAACAGCCAAAACAGGCGCTACTGGTGAAGCCATAGATGAAATGGGCGAAATCATGGGAGAAATTGCTACAGAAATTCCAACGGATTTTGAGACAGCTGGAGAAGCTATTGGAGAAGTCAACACGAGATTTGGTGCCACAGGTGAAGAATTAAAAGCTTTATCTAAGCAATTCATTCAGTTTGCAGAATTAAATAATACAGACGTATCAAGTAGTGTTGATTCTGTACAGAAAGCAATGGCTAGTTTTGGATTAGAATCTAAAGATGCAGGAGCGTTCCTGGATACATTAAACAGCATTGGCCAGAACACAGGAGTTGATATGAACACCCTTGCGAACAGCCTTGTATCCAACGGTTCTGCATTAAAAGAGCTTGGAATGTCGGCAAGTGACGCTGCTACGTTCCTGGGAACACTTGAAACCTCAGGTGTTGACGCTTCCACGGTAATGACAGGCTTATCTAAGGCACAGAAGTTAGCCATGGAATCTGGCACAAGCTTATTTGATACATTAAGCATAGCACTTGAGAACAGCGACCAAGCTATTGATATATTTGGTGCTAAAGCGGGCCCTAAGCTTGCTACAGCATTTAACGATGGAACATTAAGCTTGGAAATGTTTAGAAGTGGAACTACAAGCCTTGATGACTCACTTGGAAACGTATCAGAAACCTATGATTCAACTATAGATAGCACAGATAGATTCAAAACAGCCATGAACGAACTAGAGCTTGCAGGAGCAGATGTTGGGAGGGTAATGGGTGAATCCGTAATCCCTATCATTAATGAGTTAAGTGTTAAGCTAAAAGCTTTCTCAGACTGGTGGAGCACGTTGAATCCAAAAGTGCAGGAGACTATTGTTAAGGTTGGAGCATTCGTTGCAGTACTCGGTCCTGTTCTGATGGTCATTGGTAAGGTTATATCTGCCATTGGAACGTTCATAGGATATATCAGTTCTGCAATTACATGGATTTCAAGTGCAATAGCTTCTGCAGGTGGACTCAGTGCAGCCCTCGCAGCAATAGCAGCACCTGCTGCAGCAGTCGTAGCGGTCATTGCAGCAGTCATTCTTTGGATTAAAAATTGGGACGACATTGTGCAGCTTGCAAAATGGGCATGGGCTGATGCTTGCGATGCAGTTAAGGCTGGCGCAGAAAAGGTAAGCAAGGCATTTGAAATTGCTAAGACCAAAATACAGAACGCATTTGAAGCGGTTAGAAATACGAGCCAACAAGTGTGGCAGAATGTACAGAATAATGCTCAGAATGGCTTAAATACACTCAGGAATGGTGTTCAGAACGCAATGAACGCTATTCAATTTCTGTGGACCAACTCATGGAATTCTGTATCAACAACATTAAACACGGTTATTACAGGCATCAAAAACAAGGCATCAGCGTTCCATGAAGCTATAACTTCAGCTTTAGACTCAGGATTACAATACATTAAGGACCTTGGAACTAATGCATATGATTGGGGCACAGATTTGATAGATGGCTTCGTTGATGGAATTAAGGGAGCAGCAAGTAAGGTTACAGGTGCAGTTAGCAACGTAGCAAACAAGGTTACAAGTTATCTGCATTTCTCAAGACCAGACGTTGGACCTTTGCGAGAATATGAGAGTTGGATGCCAGATATGATGCAAGGCTTAGCTGATAGCTTAGATGCGTCCAAGAGCACACTTCTGGATTCAGTTAAAAATCTTTCTACAGAAATGGCAGTTAATATGACTGCAAGTCCTGTAGATTCCAATGCAAGCTTATTAAATTATTTAAGCAGCGTTCTGCCAAGCATCGGTAACTCTCAGGTGGTATTGGATTCAGGAGCGGTTGTTGGTGGACTAATCAGAGATATAGATACACAACTTGGCATTAGACAGTTTAATGCAGGAAGGAGAGCCTAATGGATATTAGATTAAAAAGCTATGGAGTAACGATTGGCGATTACCATACGTATTCAGACCTTGGGCTTTCGTTCCAGTCGAAAGAGATAGAAATGCCAAGTATTCAGACTAAGCTTGTTAAAGTTCCGTTGAGGAATGGCTCACTTGATTATTCAGAAGTGGGAACAGGAAAAGTGCAGTATTCTGACCGAACCGTGAAGATTACTTTTTGGGTATTTGATAAATACGTTAACTGGGCGGTGATCAGGAGCAAGATTGCCAACTATCTGCATGGGCAGAAGGTTAAGATCATATTCGATGATGATCCAAATTATTACTATTATGGCAGGCTCTCGATGTCAGGGCTTAAATATGTTCAAGAGGGTGTTGCGGAGGTCGTGTTTACAGCTACCTGTGACCCTTACAAGTACAATATTACGAGTTCTGCAGAACGCTGGCTATGGGATCCATTTAATTTCAGTGAAGATGTGATTAATCAGTTTGTTAATGTAGAGGTTACTACCACACGTACAGTAATCATTACAGCAACGCAGACCTTTAATAATCCGATATTCACGGTTAATTCAAGCGATGGAGAAGGCATGGATCTACATGACACTCGAACAGGAGAAAACACGCATTTGGATGATGGCGAGACCATTCTGTACGATCTGGAGTTAAACGTTGGAATTAATACGTTTATTATGTCAGGATCAGGAACCTTTTCAATAAATTACGTAGGAGGTAAGTTGTAATATGGCGTTTAAGATTAAAGTCGATGGACTTACCATCTGTAATTCAAAAAATCAAGATAGTTTAGTGATAAACCCTCAGGTCGTATTGGAAGCCAATGCGCCTGGGGAGTTTTCTTTTACTTTTCCACCAGAACATAAGTATATAGATTCGATTAAGAGGAGAAAGAGCATTGTTGCTGTGTATCGAGATGATGAGCTTGTATTCCGTGGAATCTGTATTAAAGAGACTACAGACTTCTGGGGACAGAAAAAAATTGAATGTGAGGGAGAGTTAACATACCTGAACGATTCAATACAAAGACAAGCCAGATACACAGATATGACCGTATATACGTATTTAAAGACATTATTGGAATTGCACAACGAACAGGTGGACGATTTCAAAAAATTTCAGATTGGCACGGTTACAGCAGGAAGCTCCACCACAAGCTTGTATCGATACACGAATATGAACAGCACCATGAAAGAGATAGCAGAAGACTTGGTGGATAATTACGGTGGATATATTAGGTGCAGATACAAGGATGGAGTTAACTATATTGACTACATTAACAGAGCACCACGAGTTGCAAGTCAGACCATACAGTTAGGAGTTAACTTGCTGGATTACGAAAGTAATATTGATAATACTGATATCTGCACAAGGATTATTCCACTAGGAGCTCAATTGGATACAGAAGAGGTGGAAGGGTTAGAGGCATACCTTACCATCAAAGATGTTAATGATGGACTAGATTATATACAGTCAGATGCAGCGGATACATATGGAATTATTAGTAAGGTTGTACGTTGGGATTCAGTTACCACAGCGAGTGCATTGTATAGCAAGGCAGAAGCTTACCTTAGTGATGAACAGTTTGAGGATGTAGTTATTAGTTGCAAGGCATTAGACTTGGGATATCTTAGTAATTCTGTAACTAAATTCCAATTACTTGATTCTGTACGCATAATTTCAGAATATCATGGATTAGATGCATATTTCACTCTAACCGAGATGAAGCTTAACTTGGCAGAGCCTGAAAAGGATATATTGACGTTTGGAAAGACCGATAAGATATCGTTGTCGGTTAGAACAAACACTACCAACACGGAGCTACTCAACAGAATTAATCGAATTCCTACCAAGAACAACATTCTAACAGATGCACTAGCACAGGCTAAAAGTCAGATTGCAGGTGCAGAAGGTGGATATGTGGTTATAGACGAAGATAAGAATACAGGACTTCCTTGGAGAATCCTAATAATGGATACGGACGACATCAACACAGCTCAGCACATTATTCAGTTGAATAAAGAGGGTATAGG